GCAGACTTCGACTTCAAGTGATGCGGAACGGTACGCAAACCACCGCAATTATGATGGATGATGACGAGATAGAGATTACAGGAGCGATAAACGCCTCTGGTGCAATCACTGGTGGAGGGCTGATGACCACTGGCGGCAACATTGTCATCCCCAACAGTGGGTATATCGGGTCTGCTAGTGACACGGACGCAGTACAAATTAACTCTACGGGAAACGTTTATCTCACTCAAGGATTTCGCATAGAGGCTGGTGACACATCCCTTAACTCTTTCTATGAAAGAGGTTTTATTTACATGGGTCGTAATCAGGCTGGCGACAACTATACGGACATGGACGGGAAAGGGATTATTATCTATGACGATCAGGGAACAGACGGGACGACTTTTACTAAGATGGTGGTGGCGAATGGAACCACCGCTGGTGATCCTGTATGGCAAAATAAAGTAAGCGGTACGATCAAATCAGAAATAGAGGTTAATGGCGATTTCCAAAGCGCAACAAACTCATATGGAGCTACGTCGGATCTAAATCTTAAGGAGAACATTGTTGATAGTGGTAGTCAATGGAATGACATCAAGGCAATGCGTGTCCGCAAGTTTTCTTTTAAAGAAGAGAGTGCAGATGCGCCAAATATGATAGGTGTCATTGCACAGGAGCTTGAATCGGCAGGTATGAATAAGCTGGTGAAAACACACTTGGAGTTTAATCCGGCGGATGATGGTGGCGATGATGTCCCTGTTTTAGATTCCAGCGGAAACCAAAAATCACACAAAAGCGTGAAGTATTCCGTTATCCATATGAAGGCTCTAAAGGCACTTCAGGAGGCAATGGAGCGGATTGAGGCATTAGAGGCTAAAGTGGCTAGTTTAGGTGGATAATATGGAACAAACAGAAGAAAAAATTTATGACGTAACGGCTAAACTAGAAGCTCATGTTGCACGTTGCGAGGAGCGGGATAAGACAATATTTAACCGATTGGATAATATCGAACGCAATATAAGACAGCACACCTTTGCATTATTGGCTGGCATGGGCGGTGTGGTCATTACTTTGTTGTTGAGGTTGCACTAATGACTCCAAAAAAATTAGATCCTGAGTCCATATACGCTAAATATGATATTAACCATGATGGTACGGTTAGTGATGAAGAGATGGCTCGCAACAAAGAGTTGTTAGAGCTTGAATTACAAGAAGAAAAATCAGAAACACAAAAGCAAATGGCTTGGGTAGCGATGGTTGCTATGATTATGGGGACTATTCTGTTATTTACTCCTGTTATACCAGACTCCCGTGTTAGCGCATTATCCGATTTGTTAGGGTTATTTTATATTGCCCTAGCTGGTGTGGTGGGGGCTTATATGGGTGTATCGGCTTGGATGAGTAAAAAATGAGTTGTGAAATATCTAGCGTAGCGCAAATACGGAAGGCTTACCTACAACGTCCTGTAGAAGATGTTAGGAAAGAACCTGAACAGGTGGAGCAGAAAAAGGAAGTTGAACGGGTTCAAGAGAATAACCGTATAGATAGGCTTGTCTAGGAGGAAGAATGTTAAATTTTTTAGCACCAATAGCCAAAATAGCCGGAAGTTTGGTCGAAGGGCAGGTAGAAAAATCAAAAGCTAAAGCAAAAGCAACCGTAGCAAGAGCGGAAGCGGAAGCCGAAGTAATGAAGGTGGCGGCTACACACGAAGCTGGCTGGGAAAAGATAATGGCTGAAGCCAGTCAGGATAGCTGGAAAGACGAAGCGTGGACTATTTTGTTTATAGCCATCATTGCAGCCTCATTCATTCCGTGGTGTAGACCTTATATTGCTGAGGGTTTTGCAGCATTGGAGATAGCGCCGGATTGGTTCACTTACGCTATGTATGCGTCTATAGCCGCCTCTTTTGGTATTCGTGGGATTAAAGGATTTAAGAAGTAATGCAGGATAATTTTATAAAAAGTCTGGACACTGTATTAGAGCATGAAGGTGGGTATGTAGATCATCCTGAAGATCCGGGTGGACGTACTAATATGGGGATTACCCAAGCGGTATATGAAAAGTATTTAGGTCGTGGTGTTACTGAAGAAGAAATGAAGGATATGAAAATAGGGGATGTACGCCTCATCTATAGAGCAAATTACTGGGATAAGGTGAAAGGTGATGAGTTGCCTTCGGGGGTTGATTTTTGTGTGTTTGATTGGGCGGTTAACTCAGGGGTATCCAGAGCAGGTAAGGCTTTACAGAAGGTTGTGGGGGCTACAAGTGATGGAGTAATTGGCCCTAATACACTAAAAGCGGTCTACAATGTAGATCCACAAACCATTATTACTAAATTAACAGATGAGCGTGAAGCGTTTTATAAAAGATTATCCACTTTTGATACTTTTGGTAGGGGGTGGTTGAGTAGAAACAAGAAAACCTGTGAGGTTTCTTTAGATTTAACTACTTCTGGGATGGAAGGTGTAGCGTAATGGCTTTACGGAAACTAACTTTTAAGTCAGGAATTAACAGGGATATTACTGATTATGCCCAAGAAGGGGGTTGGTACGCCTGTAATAAGGTTCGGTTTTTTAAAGGGTTTCCTAAAAAAATAGGGGGATGGACAAAACATACTGTTACAAAATTTAATGGTATATGTCGCAGTTTGTTTTCTTTTTCCGGTTTATTGGGGGTTAAGTACCTTGCGATAGGTACATCTGAAAAAGTATTACTTAATGGTGGGGGTACTAGCTACAACATTACACCTGTACGGGCTACTGCGGGGGCTGGAGGTATCGTATTTGCTGCAACAAATGGGTCTTCTACTATTACTGCGACAGATGCAAGCCACGGTGCTTTAGTTGGGGATTGGGTTACCTTTAGTGGTGCGGCTACTTTAGGTGGGGTTATCACAGCGGCTGTTTTAAATAAAGAATACAAGATTGATACTGTACCAACTGACGGTACTTTTACTTTTACCGCACTAGATGCTAATGGAGATGCTATTGCAGCTAATAGTAGTGATAGTGGAAATGGGGGCGGAAGTTCTAATGCAAGTTATCAGATAGCGATTGGTAATGATACTAATGCCCAAGGTGTTGGTTGGGGCGCAGGGACATGGAATACCGCAGGTGCTACGGTATCTTTACCAAGTGGTACAACCAGAGATGGTGGTTGGAATGAACCAAGATCGGGGGCAGGGATATTTAATCCTATGCGGTTAATTTATTTTACCCGTTATCAGGATGATCTACTGTTCAATATACGTTATGGAGAAATATATCGTTGGGTTTGGCAATCTACACCATCTACAGCCGCAGCTTTAATAAGTGCTTCTCCTTCTTCAGGAACAGAAGTTCCTAATGAAGTTACTCAGGTTATGATTGCACAGGATAATCAAAGCAACATTATTATCGCATTGGGGTGTACTCCGTATCCCGCATCAGGAACACCAGATAGAGATCCTTTATTAATACGGTGGTCTGATGTAAGTAATCCTTTTAACTTTACGCCTAGTGATCTAACTACTGCTGGGTCACTAACAGTTCAAAACGGCTCTCAGATACTGCGTGGTGTCCCAACTACCAGAGAAACACTCATTTTTACGGAATCTTCACTTAGTTCGCTTAAATTTACCGGAACTTTTGATGTATTCAGGTTAGATGAACTTAGTTCTAACACATCTCTGATTGGGCCTAACGCGGTAGCTACTGTAGATGGTGTGACGTATTGGATGGGGTTAAATAAATTCTACCGATATGATGGACGTATTAGTACGTTAGATTGCACTGTACAGGAAGAAGTGTTTGAAAGTTATAACGTAGACCAAGCAGACCAGATATTTGCTGCACTTAATTCGGAATACCATGAAGTATGGTGGTTTTACCCGACTGCGGGAGCAACCACTATTACGCATTATGTAGCGTATAACTATCTGGAAAACATATGGTTTTATGGGGATTGTGACGGTACAACTGAGGGAGATGCATCTTTCTCACGTACTGCATGGCAGGATACGGGGATTTATGCAAAACCATATGGCGCAGGTATAGATAAGAACATCTATCAGCATGAGACAGGTAATAATGCAGCTACAGATGCATCTCCTCATGCAGCACTGGCCTCTTTCATTACTTCTGCACAGGTAGCATATGAGCAGGGAGATCGGTTTGTTTTAATGAATCGTGTGTTGCCGGATATAGATTTTACATATTCCAATGCGACAACAGATATAGCAGCCAGTACAGGGGGAGAAACGGTTACGCCAACGGTTAATTTTAGTGTAGTTGCTAAGAAATTCCCCGGATCTGCTTCTTATACAACTAATGAGTCTGGTGAAACCCTTACTGATGCGGTTACTGCTGTTAACTCAGTGACAATAGATCAATATACGCAACAGGCTCATATGAGAGCTAGAGGGCGTTCTTTAGGGTTTAAAATAGAATCGACTGCGAAGAATGTGGCTTGGGAGCTTGGAGTTCCCAGAGCAGACTTTAGAACAGATGGGAGGAGAGGTTAATGGCTTTTGAGCAATTTCGTTCCCCATCACTACCACTTGCGCCGGAAACGTATGAACAAACGTACTTTAATACGTTAGTAAGTAGTATAACTTCGTTTTTTACGATTATAGATTCTAAAGCAGCCATGAGTACCGATACGATGATAACGGGTACTTTTCAGCTACCTGTTGGCACATTAACTTTGGCAAATGGCGCAAATAATAACGTTGCAAGTCCCGGCAAAAGTTTTGTAAGGATAACGGGGCCAACGGGTGTTTTTAATATTACAGGTATTACAGCGCCTATAAAATCAGGTAATAGCAATCCTGATGGGACAATTATTGTTCTTTATAATTCAACATCACAGAACATGACGATAACTAACGACAGCGGTAGTTCAACTGCGGCTAACAGGATATATACAAATACAGGGTCTGATGTAGCTACAACAGGCAGAGGATGCGTAACTTGTATATACTCTGTTACAGACAGCCGTTGGGTAATGGTATCATCTCTAGCATAAGCAGGTAGGCAATTATGTATCAAAGAGAAGCACGAGGATTAGCTGGTTTAGGGCGAGGGCCAGATACCGAATTGGTTCATATGTCTCCACAGGAAGTTGGCGCATTAGATGACCTAGCTAGGACAACTGGATTACGGGGGCTACCTGTTAACCCGCAAACAGGACTTCCCGAAGCAGGTATATTTGACTCTATATTACCTATAGCGATTGGTGCTGGAGCAGCAGCATTGGCTCCTTTTACAGGTGGCGGTTCTCTTGCGGCGATGCTTGCTAACCCGTGGATTGTAGGTGGTACAGCCGCATTAGGCGCAGGTATTGCCTCTGGATTTGATACGGCACAGATGGCTAAATGGGGGCTAGGTGTTGGTAGTGGCGCAAGTTTGTATGGTTCGTTAGCAGGGGCTGGAGCGCAAGCAGGGGCAGGAGCGCCATTAACAGAAGGAGGAGCAATAACAGCAGAAAAAGTTGCCGAACAAGAGGCGGCAAGGCAAGTCGCAGTTGAAGCGGCAAGGAATCCGGGTTCCTTTAGTGGGGATCTATTTGGCGCTGGAAAAGACGGACTTTTTGGCACTGGAGCTTTTGGTGAGGCAGCAGTGACAGCGGGTAAGGATCAAGCGGCACTCGCAGGTAAGGGGGTATTTTCGCCGAAAGAATTGTTTGGTCTAGGGCCGAAGTATAAAGCGACATTAGGACTACCAACTGTATCTGCTGGGATAGGCTCTATGGCAGCAAGTGAATATGTAGACCAGCCTGAATTTACGCCTGTTGAGATGCCAACAACTGAATCTTATTATCCTGAAGGCGGATATAGGATGCCTCCTAGAAAGACAGTAGATCCCTTTAGAGGAGAACGTACTGTAGCAGATAGCGGAGAGGCGCTTTATTTTGATCCTGAACCTTATACAGCCCCCGGTTATGTGCCAAACGAAATCACTACTTCTGGGGAAGGTATTGCTTCTACGGAGACACCCACCGGATTTCGTGGGGATGTGGCTGGAGATTTTAACGAAATGGCGCAACAGTATGAGGACTCCGAAGAAGAAAAACGTAGAAGACAGGCACAAGGACTCTTTTATGCCAGAGAGGGGGGAATTGTCCCTTACAGCAATGGTGGCGAGGTGATTGATACGGGTGAAGCAACCTATTTTGCTCCTGACAGGGCTACTACTCTACCGCAAACTGCTGCTCTTTCTTCTAATCCAGATGTTTCCCGAATGTTGCATAATGCGAATCTCTGGCAAAACGCCAGTAATCAGGGGGTGCATATAAGGGATTATGCACATATGTCCCCAGCAGAAAGAGGTAAATATGGAGATCCTTACTATGGATCTGGGATGGAACGCCGTACGCCCACAGGAATTGAAGCGATACCTCAAGGTGGCGTAGACCGAGATATAGGAGAATTAGCGTACTTTAATCAAGGTGGGTTAACCCAAGGGCCGGGGGATGGCATGAGCGACGATATTATGCTTCCGATTACAGGTACACCGGATATAGCAGCCGTATCTCCTGATGAGTTTGTTGTCCCTGCGGATGTGGTATCAGGATTAGGCAATGGTTCAACGTCAGCAGGAGCCAGACAATTATATTCCATGATGGATAAGGTCAGAGATGCACGGACAGGTAAAACAGCACAACCTCGTTCAATTAATCCTGCAAGGATGATGCCTGTATGAACGATCCTTTTGTGGCAGATATCCGAAAAGAGTGGGATTGGGTAAAAATTGGTATTGAAGAGATACTAGATGAACAACCGCAACTAACTTTTAGGCCAGAAGATGTGTATGCAGACTGTGTATCAGGTGCAGCTACATTGTTTATAGATGAGCATAAAAGTTTTGCCGTGACTACTATAGAGGCAGACAGATTTACAGGGGGGAATACATTTTTAATCTGGTTAGCATGGTGTTCTAAAAAAGGGCTAAAGCATAATTCATCTATAATGATGCATACTTCTTTTTTTGAACAGGTAGCTCGTGATTGCAAATGTGATTTTATAGAAACTAAATCGCCTTTAGATAAATTAAATGAGCGTTTTATAGAGAATGGATGGAATTTAGATACCAGAGTTTTCACTAGAAAACTCTAATGGAGTAGTAATATGAGCGGAGGTTCAAAATCACCACCAACATCACCACAGACACAGGTTGTTAAGCAGGAAACTATCCCTCCTTGGCTACAACCTTATGTAACAGATGTTGCAAGAAGAGGGCAAGCAATTTCCCAAGAAGCCTATCAGCCGTATAGGGGTACAAGAACTGCTAGCTTCGACCCTATGGAAAAAAGAACTTTTGAGGGTGTTGCTGGGCTAAAAACGCCCGATGAGCTTGGTCGCGCTTCACGTACATACGGTCAGATTGCAGGAGGTAGCGGGGGGTTTGATACTGGTAGCACTGTTGGTCAAGTAGGTGAATATGGGGATGTAGGTAGAACATGGACAGGTAGATTTAATGAAAGGCAAGCCGCTCGATATATGAGTCCTTATCAACAAGCGGTAACTGATGTTGCAATTCGTAAAGCACAGGAAGAATCACAGCGGCAAGCTGGTATATCCCAGTTAGGCGCAGCGGGACGCGGAAGTGCTG